AGCAGCATCACCCGGTTTTAGCTGGTGATTGATCTTGTTGCCAAACAGCACGCCAATGGTGATTGTGTTGTAGACGCACCCGACACCATAGCCTCCTTCTTTCAGGCCAACTCCGAAGTTGTAAACACTTGGTACTGAGATTCTTGATTGATAAACGTTGGCAATCTCTACACCTATTGAAGTATCAAATCCAACCCAACCTGCACCAGTTTTCGCTGTGTTGTTTACGAATGGGAGTTTCAAGTCAATATCAAATAAATACTGTCCTGCGGTATTTGGCCCAACCCGAACAGCGGTTGATACAGCCGTTGCATCGACGTTCAGGGTCATGGATGAAAGGTCACCATCACACTTCAAAACAATCGTTGCATTGGTGCTGTATGTCCCAGGAACACCTTGCAGGAAATAACCATTAGTCTCGCAATAGTCAGCAGCGGCCTGTATTGCCGTTGTGTTAGCCGTTGCCGTCGCCGAAGGACTAGCCCCAAAATCCTTCACTGACACCGTCTCGCGCAGCTTGGTCTGCACCGTCGTAGCCACAGCACCTGTGCCTGCTGGCAGGTAGCCTACAAGAGATGAGCCGTTGGATGCTGCGTAAGTTGCAGCAATTTCGTTTACGAGCTGCTGATTGGCAAGTCCTGCACCAGCAATGTTATCAACAGTCCAAATTTCTACGTCCGTGTCAGACAACAACCTTAGCTTGTATGACGTGGCATCCAACCAAACGCTTGCTTCTCCGCGCGAGTCAAGAATGATGGGGTTTGGGTTGGCAGAAGTGCCGCTAGAGTCCGTGTAGGTCGCCAACGGAGAAGTTGTGCCAGCGGCATAGGTGTAGAGTTTCCCGCCAACCAACGGGGTTCCGTTAGCAGTGAAAAGTTGCAGTTTTGGGCTTGGGGTAAGTGAGGCCATTTATGTTTTCCCTTATGCGCTAATGTTGTCAGTCACTGTCAGAATGACAGACGGAATGGCTGGAACAGGTGCAACCGCTCCACTGCTTGTGATTTGAACTGATGTATCGTTTGTGGACCACATAAGCTCAAGATAATCATTCGCATTAAATTGGTATATGTAATTCCAAGATACGACCAACTCCCCATCGCTGCCTTTCAACCTTATTTGACCTGCTGAATCTGCAACATCCACCCCGTTTACTCGAAGCCATATAAAAATCAAATGGCTTCCGCCGCTTGTGTTGTCTAACTGAGCAGAAAATTGCACGTTGTACACGTTCTTTGTGTCAACGTAGATCCTAGATGACGGAGAGCCTCTTGTTACCCCATTGGATATGCCAACGGTATTAAACGTCATCGCATAGGCCGTATTTATTGCCGCTGCTGTTTGTATGGTGGTGTCGTAGAAAGACCCATAACGCAACCTAGGGACGTGCGGCGTTTGCGCAGGTGATAGGCTTAAGTCTTGGATCTGATTTTGTATTGCAGCAAGTTGTGACGACAAAGTATTGACTTGCGTTTGTAGTGCTGACGATTGCGATTCAGATTGAAGCAACGCATTTTCCAAATAGGAATTATTGGAAGTCAAAAGTTGCAAGTCAGAAATTGCTTGTTGGTTGCTTAAGCAATTTGCAGCTAACTGAGCCTGATTGTATGAGTCGTTCAGGTCTCCAAAGTCAACCTGTGCCTGCGGCGCCAACTGAAGATCAGTGAGCGTCACATCGTTTGATCCGCCTCCAGTCAAACGGAACAAGTTTAAGAAGAAACGATACCACTCACGCGACATCAACCCGCTTCGCTCGTCAATGAGAGAAACCCGAGGTGGGGGGATGTTGGTGATATCAAGCATTGGTGCCACTCACAAGCAGTTCTGCGCCCATGATAGATATCTTTACAGGATCTGTGCCAGAAATCTCGTAAACACGGTCGCGCAGCTTCTGCGTCATGCCAAGACGCCGCCAAATAACACGCTTGTTAAACTCACCGATACGACCCATGCTGCGGTTATGGTAGTTGCCCCAAGTGTGGCCGCCGTCATCCGACCAACGAAGAGAGACCGTTGGATTGGCGCCGATTGTGATGACAGGATCAAGCAACAATAGGTCATCAGCCTCAGTCAACAGGTCAAGTTCTGATTCCGTCAGCAAAGGTTCAACTAAGATGTCGTCAAACGGGTCAATACCGTTAAGGCCAACCCCTGATTCACAATCAAGTTGCAACGAATGATGAGCAGTACGTTTCAGGTTGTTTTTGCCAGTGTCTAACGCTCGCCACGAGCGAAGCCACTTCTGAACCGCTCCGTCGTCCGAGTACACGTCCAAATCAAAGGCGTAGATCCGACCGTCTTCAAAGTCGCCAACAATGACTTCACCGTTGAAGTTCATCTGACAGTTGGACCGGTGCCTGATGAAGTTCCCAACAGAGAAGCCAGCACGCTCATGCCAAGCCTGAGTTGATGCGTCGTACACCCACGTTCTGTTGGCCGATGGAAATGTCAGCACATAGAAAGGGTGGCCTTCTTGCTGGTACGTGTAGGCAACGGCATCCGAAATGGTGTCATAGCTTGCGATAGCGTACTCAATCGCATGGGTAGAAATGCGCTGACCCGTGTAGCCGTTAGCCTTGTAAACAATGCCATTGCCGCGAGCGTCAGAGCCCAGCCAGAAGATGGAGTTATCCAACTTGGCAACAGATGCAACAGCGGCACAGCCAATCTCATTGAACGCACCTTGAATGCGCTGCAAAGGGAAGTCCGTCAACCCAGCGTCATACCAAACTTCAACTGAGTTAGAACCAAACAGCCAGACTTCTCGATGGTCAACAATCATTGACACCAAACCGTCGGGGGAGCCTTCTGCGCTGGCAAAGTCTAGCGGATCAACTGATGTTCCATCCAGCAAGCTAGTGACCCACACGCGCTGGCTATTTGGTTCAATGAACACGAAATAGCCGTCCAGATAGCCAACAACAGAAGCTCCAGGGAAATCCCCGTCCGTGATCTCCGCAAATACGTTTGTGGAAGCGTTGTAGATGTAGCTTGGCCCATTGCAGGCAATGAACAACTGGATGCCGTTGTCAGACATGCTGACAGGCCCAGTGCCTGACACTGTTCCAATTGCCGTGTACGTCCAGTCTGTGGATAACTTATACACAGTTTGTCCACTGACAACATAGGCGTACCCGCCAAAAGCCCACAGCCCCCTGACGGGCCCAGTCCCAATCGTCGCAAGCCTACGCAATCCAGGCGCCCGCATGAAGAATGCAGGCTCCTTGCCCTCGTCAGGCACGATCTCGGGGAACATGTTGACAAGACGATTTGCCGCCTCGTTAACCGATCTGGCTACATATGCTTGGCCTAGGATGGGCGTTTTCATTGCTTAGTAATTGCCAGCGTAAATGTTGTACCTGTTTCGCGTCGCAACAATCGGATACGGCAAGCTCATCAAATCGTCAGGATTGTTGATGCGTTTCAAGTTTCGTTTAGAAGTCATCGCGATACGATTGACCGTAGGCGAAGGCTCCACGCCGAATTCTGGTGCAATCTCGCACGCCAAGTTGTACTTGAATGCGCGAAGGTAGCCGGGCGGCAGGTACAAAGTCGTTGCCAGCGTTGCAGGTTGAGCCAGTTCAGACACCGAGATAAAGTGCCATTCCAAGTTCCGCGTTGGCTTAGGGTAGACCGTCACCTGGATATTTGGAAACTCCATGTTTACCCACATGACCTGTGGGTAAGTAGATGTAACCGTCTTGACAGCAATGCCGTTGTATTGTTGCTGGGTAACCATCTTGATGCCAAACGACACGTTTGTCGTTGGATCTCGAAAGTAGGTGGAATCGTCCAGAAGGACGGGACGATTGCCAACAAAGTCACCAGTAGGGCCAAGGGTGCGCTGGATTTCATCCGCAGGCCAAGTGAACACTTGATCCTGGGTGCTGTAGATCATCAGGCGCTCGGTGTTCCAAGAATCAATCATCTGATTCATGGCAGCAAGCGCGTCTTGAGATGTCTCAGGCGAGGGTGTTTCGCCTTCAGCGACTACCCCAATCAGCCGGAGTGCTGAGTTGATAATTTCACCGGCTGATGCCATTTCTTACGCTCCTTGCGTTTGTGTCTTTGGGGGTCGTCCCCGACGCTTAACTTCCAGTTCATTCACGGGAGCCGCATCTTCAGACAAAGAAGGCGTGTCGTGAGTATAACGCACCCAGCCATTTCGTTCATCTTCCTGCGCCTCAATCTCAATGCTTTCAATTTTGGAACCGTGTTGAGGATGTTTTAAATAGATCATGGGCATGATAAATGCCCCACGCCATTTCTGGCGCAGGGCTTTTACTACTTAGGCAACGCGGTACAGAACCCAAGCGCCAACGTCACTCTTGCGAGCAAGGAAGCGAGCAGACGAGGTAACAGCAACAACAGCGTTACCCACAATCGTCCAGCCAGTGCCTACCAGCACAGTGACTGCGCCAGAGCTAGTGCCCAGATTGATAAGGGCCAGTTCAAACGTAGAACCGACTTTGGCGTTGACCAAAACAGCTTCGGTCAATGCCACGGTTGGCAGAGTGTACGAAGCGGCAGACGTGCTGGGGTTGGCAACCAACATACCACCCGTAACTTGCGCAGCGGTCAGCGTTGCAGTTGCGGTTGCGGTCTGGGGGTCAGCCATTTCGCCCAAGAAAATCTCATTGAGATTGCCGTCGCCAAGTTGAAAACCACCACCGACTGATGGGAGAGCCATAATATTTTCCTTAAAAAAGTTACAAAAAGGGGCCGAAGCCCCTTGTATACGTTAGCCCCAGATACGGCAAGCCATCGCAGGACGAATGACCTTGTAACCGTACAGAACGTCAATACGGCAAGGCATACGGTCATTGTTAATGTCGTATTGGCGAACAATACGCATCGAAATGCCGTTGTGAACTTGGCGGGAAGCCATATCCACACCTTGGGGCAGCAACAGATCGGCGGTTGCGAAAGTGATCGCATCCTTGTGATACACCAAGTTCTGAGCGTAGCCGGTAGCAGAGCCGCCGAGGAACGTCAGAGCAGCGCTGGCAGCCGGGAAAGCGTTAACCGTTGCCAAGGCATGTGTTGAGGTGAAAATCGCAGGCGAAACGCTCAGGGTTGCGGTAGTGCCAGAAGACACAGACACGTCAGCAGTTACGGTGAACTGTTGCAGCGCGCCGGTCGATTGGCGGGTCTGGGGGTTAACAGCAAACACGCCAGCGATGGTAAACACGTCACCAACCTTGAAGGTGGGCGAGCCGCTGGTGAAGCTGATTGCCAACGAGGTGGCGCCTTGAGCCGACACCGTGGTAGCCACGATTGGAGCCGTAGGAGTGACGCCAGTCGTGTGGTTGGCAATAGACTGAGACATGTTGATCTCGTCGTAGCCCAGAACGCCAGTGCCCATCATGCCATTCTTAAACTGCTTAGAAATGACATCGGTGGGGTTGAACAAGCCCTTCAGACCTTCAACCAGACCTGCGTTGGCGGCAGGGTTGACGGTGGCATAACGGGGGCTCATACCGGCTGCGTTCTCGTTCAGCTTTTGCTGGGCTTGCAGCAGAACCAAAGAGGTGCCGGGGGTCGTGCCAGGAGTGCCAACGGAGGAGTAAATTTCTTTGTAAGCATTGGCCACGTCAGCATCAATCGATGCAGCCAGTTGGCTAACGCGAGGCTTCAACACACGTTCTGCGAAGTCATCCAATTGCATGGTGAGCTCGGCAGAGGTGAAATTCACACCAATGTGCTTTTGGTTAGCAACAGTCAAGGTCGTGGATTGCTCGTTGTCGTCCTGAACTTGCAGAGCGGCACCGTCAGTCACCAAAGCGCGGTCAGGCAGGCGGATACGCAGGGTGGAACCGATTTTGGCACCTTCAACAGCAAAGCTGTCGTCGTACTGACGGTTGACGTTACGAGTAAGAACCAGATTGTTCTCCAGAATCTGGAGAGCCTTCCGGGTGATCATATCAAT